GCAGAAGGTACAACTGCAACCAAAAAAACGACAACTCGTAAGAAAGCCGAAGAAACAAAAGTTGAGGCACCTGTTGAAGAACAAGTAAACCAAGTTTTGGATGAAACAACTCAAGAAAAAGTAACTGAGACTGAAACTCCAAAACCAATCGGTAACTTGTTCGGTAGCATCAATTACAACCAAACATCTGATTTGGATAACTTCATCACAAACATGACTCCTGACCAAGGTCTTTACATCTTAGTTCAGGCAGCAAGAGCGGCTCACTCAAGAAACGCTTACACAATGGAGGAGAGTGAAACACTTTCAAAGGCAATCAGAATGATTACAAAACCTGCGGATACTCCGACAGACGAAACTCCAACAGAACAACCTGTTGAAGAAGTAACAGAATAATTTATTGTTATTCGATAAATTGGGGGTGTAAAAACCCCCTTTTTTATGCAAACTATATTATTATGACAAAAAATGAAATGAGTTCAATAATTGTCAAAAATGAATTGACCATTATGAAGGCAATTAATGAAGGTCATCGTCCACATACAGGTGATGAGTTTCAACCTTTACGTATTGAAATAGAATTATTAAGATGTATGTATTTTGGTGAAGACTCACCATTTTGTAGACGACAATATAGGAAATAAAAAAAGGGGACCAATGGTCCCCTTTCTATTATCATATTAAGATATATTATCTTAATTGGTTTAAGTTGAATGTTCTAACACCGTCAACTTTAATTACACCGTAGAAACGGTTGTTAACCATTTTCTTAGCGTATCTAGTCATGATACCCTTGATTGGTGTAAAGTTGAATGGGTTATACATAGTTGGAGTCAACTGTAGTGGTACATATGGTGCGTAAACGTAACCTGTATCCAACAAAGAAGAACCTTTGTGTCCTAACAATACTTGGTTAGGTGGGAAGTAAGGGTCACGATATACTTGATATCTACCTGATAATGTACCTACTCTTTCAATACCCATGTTGTATTGGTCTTGGTCAGGTGCCGCGTTAGATACGTGGAAGTATTCTAAATCGTCAAAGATTGCTGAAATTTCAGAAGAAACAACAATCCAGTTAGCACCACCTCTAAGAGTTGACTTGTGGATTTGAGCTGAGATTTGGTTAATCGCAGTAATCAACGTTTGGTTCCAATCTTTTTGGTTGTAGTTAATAGAACCGTTAGAAATTCTCTTCCATCCGTTGTAGTCCCATCTTAGTGACCATGCTGCACCTTTTCTCAAGTCTCTTAAGATTTCACGGTCGATTTCTGCCGCAACTTGCTCAGACAATAAAGCTGTCAATTCAGCTTCAGCGTCGATGTTGTGGAATGCAGAAACGTCTTGTGCCAATTCTGGAGACCATTGTGCTCTTAATTTTCTTTCAGTTACAGAAACTGTTACAGACTGTAGGTCGAAAGAAACCTCACCAATTGCATCTTCAAATTCCAAAGTTTTGTAAACTCTGTAAGTTGCTTGGAATGCAGGTGCCGCAGGGAATGTAGTACCTGAGTATCCGTCTAATGAGTTAGAACCGATAGCTGAAACTACTGAAGTGTCAACTGCCAAGTAAATTACTCCGGTAACATCACAGATGTTATCGTAAGAACCACCTGGACCTGCTGGATTTGAGTAGAAGTTAGTTTGAGTTTCAGAACCATACTGAACCATACCTTTACCGTATTTCTGAGTTACTACGTTAAAGTTCCAGTATGCTGCCGGTGAACTACCTGAAGTTTTAACTTCTAAAGAAGCTAAGAAGTCTTCAGTGTCCATTTCTTGACCATCAGGACCAATCAATTTACCTGCACCTGCAGAAGAGAAACCTGATAATGCAACAAGAACTTGTCTTTGCTCGCCAGTGTAGTAACTACCCGAAGCAGTAACTAATTCAGAACCGTCCCATCTAACGTTTCCAAGGTCACGAGTTTGTGCTGAATACTGACCTTTAGAGTAATCGAACAAACCTTCTGGGTTTGAAGCAGGTACTTCACCTTCGTAGAATTGGTCATACAAGTTCTTTTCGTAACCGTCAGCACCATAACCTTGGTTAATGTCTGTCGATGCACTTGGTGCTCCGAATGGTTTTTCGTGTGAACCTGGACCATTTTGACCCTTCTGAATCATTGGTACGAAGTAGAACAATTTACCGATTGGTAAGTTCATAGCTTGAACAGATACGATATCGTTCGCTAATAATTTTGAGAATACTCTTCTCACGATTGGGAAAACTACAGTTTCGAATGAACCTGAACCGTCCGCTGATGATGCTTCGTTGATTAGGTGAGAAGCTTGGTTCTCATACAACTGTGCAACGTTTTCTTTCAAGTGACCTTTAAGTCCATCTAAGAAACCTAATTTGTCCCATTTGTTAATAGTGTCTTCTTTGATAACTTTCAAGTGCTTAAGACCGATGTTACCTACAAGACCGCTTTCTAATAATGCTCCCATTTTAATATTTTTTTAAGGATTTTATTTATTTAATTACTTTAGACATTAAATCCTTCATTCTCAGGAATTGTGGATTCTCATATGTCTTAGACTCGATAAGGTTTGTAGATGAACCTTTAGATGGAGTCTTAGAAACCTTATCTGAAACTGATTCAGTTAGTTTCTTAGCTTCCATACCATCGTATTCTTCTTTCAAAGTCTTATACAAAGCCTTAGATTCTTTCAAAGTTTCAACTGAGTCGAATCTTCTAAGAATGTTGATTTTTTCTTGTTTGGTCGTGGTGTTTTCCGTGAACAAACGAGTTGCGTAAGCCAAGTTTGAGTTAAACACAGCAACTTCATTCAACTTATCTTTAAAGATGTTAAGTGCCTTACGGTACTCTTCATTCTTTTCTCTAAGTTGTTGAACTTCTTTTTCCAAAGATTCGTTGTAATGTGCTTTGTTTGGAATAGAGTGTGGTTTTGGAAGACCTTTAGATTTGTCTGATGAAGCTTTCTGACCTGCAGCGTGACTTCTTACCATACCTTCTTTAGATTCCTCTTTATCCATACTCTTATCGCCTGAGTATTTTCTTTTACCCATAGCTTTTTCCATTCCTTCACTTTCTCTTCTTCTGTCAGCTAAGGATTGTTCTTTGTCAGACTCTTTACCATCTTTACCTAAAGAATCGTCTAACTCGTCATTATAACCTTGACCTTCTTCTACTTCCTCATCCATTTCTGAGTATTCACCTTCTTCCATGTCCTCTTCGTCCATTTCAATTTCGTAAACAATCTCGTCCATATCCATTTCCAAGTCTTCACCTTCTTTCATATCTTCAGCATCTTCGCCAGCGTCTTTAGCCAATTTTGAAATTTGGTCTAAATCGTCACGAACAGCATCAACATCGTGGTCTTTCTCTTCTTCGGATTCCATTTGGATTTGGTATTCAACGTCTGCTTCATCATCTTTAAGTGTAATTTCACCACCGTCTTGTTTAACGATGATTCCGTCCTCTTCACCCATAGCCTTGAAAACCTTTAAGATTTCCTCGTCAGATGCATCAGTTAAATCCAAAGGAAGTAAAACTTCTTCTTCATCATCGACTTCCATGTCATCACCAGGTAAGTCCATCATTAACATGTCTGCCATGTCAACTTCTTCACCTTCGTCTTCCATTTCGTCTTCTGATTCTTCATCAGAGTCCATGTCCATATCCATGTCCATATCCTCTTCTTCGTCGTCAATGTCAAGTTCCATTTCTTGTTCGTCCATTTTGTATGAACCTTCTTCCATTTCTGAACCTTCTTCCATTGCCACGTCTTCAATCTCAACATCCTCCTCAGACAGAGATTCCTTTACTAATTCGCTGATTTCTTCCTTCATAGTAGAAGCAAGTATTCCTTTTGCGTTTTGAGTAACGGCTTCTTCCAAATTTTTCATTTGTAATAGTGCCTCTTCAACTAATGATTTTTTGTTTTCGCTCATTATAATTTTTTGCGCAAGAGTTTATTTTCTCTATAAATATTGCAAAAACATAAAAAATTTATTTTATTATATATAAGAGCATAAAAAAATCGGGTTTTACCCCGATTTTTCCAGTCTATGACATTAAGATTTTTTACTCAAACACCTCATCGATTTTACTTTCAACACACGCAGTGATTCTCCAATCGTGTGGAAAGCCCTCGAAATTTTTGGTTACTTTGGCTTCAACATCAGTAACGTTGATACCCTTAACGAGTTTCTCTTCTCTGACTTTTTTGATTTTACCTGAATTTTCATCAGGGAGGTCATAACTGATTTTCGCAACGAAATACTTTTCTTCCATAATTGACACTTATTTAGTTTTTAATACCCTAAATAATCGGACAATCTTTTCATTAAGTCAATAGATGCACCCATACCACCATCTAAACGTGGTTCATTTTGTGGTCTTTTTTCCTCTTCCAAGTTTTCGTCATACTTCATTTTGTCGTCTTTGTTCAAGAAAAGATACGCACCTGGTGTAGATGGTGATGATACCAAGTCAAAACAAATAAGTTCAAAATCTTCTTGAACTTCGTTTCTTTCACCCTTTTTAGCTAAAGAACCCACACCACGAGAAGATACCCCCATTGTCACACCTTGTCTCATAAGGTTTGCCGCTTGGTCACCTGGACATGAAACAACACCTTCCTTATGGAAACCTGGTGAGGTTAGAAGTTTAATCTTACCCATCAATGTATTACCTTCCCACCACATATCTGTGATAAGGTGAGATACACGGTCCAAATCAATCAATGATGATTCAGGGTGATTAAGTTCAGATATGGACAATCCTTTTTTGATTGCTCCTTGATATCTGTCGGCTTCTCTACGTAAAATCTTTTCAGGATATACACGACCGTTTCTGTTTGGGGTATCGTATTTTTGTAGGACGGCATAGAACTCAAATGGCTTTGAATGGTCCAACTGTCCATAAGACTCTTTAATCACTTCAGCATTCCTTCTTTCTTTTGGGTCGATAAATCCTGCGTCCCATTCTATTAAAATGCCCTTACCTGTATCTTGTGGTCCTAAAACTCTCATAGT